CCACCGGCGAGAAAGAATGCTTTAAATATATTGGGGTCTTGCAACCCTTCCTGTAGTTCGTTGAAGTTTTTCATCTGTGTTCAGTCCTTGTTTTCTATATCCGGCCATCTCTATAATGTATTTATCATCCTCTGTAAGTGGTGTATAATCTAACTTGCGCTCTTGGGTCTGGAATGTCATCTTCTTGATACGGTTTTTGGTCTTAGCCATTTTAAGTTCCTTTCGCTGTTGATGTTTGGATATAGAGGTGTTAGAAATGGACTTCTCCTTATGTTGTGACCTAAAGGCCAATGTCATCCCACGTTTCCGTGATTGTGCCTTTAGACCTTTTTGATTTTGGTTCATAGTTTTCTTCTGGTGCTTCAAGAGGTTCCAAGAAATTGTCTTTACATAAATTCATCGACATTGTGTGTTGGTTCTCAGCAGGATTAAAATCATGACGTATTGCCTTGATCAAAAATCTTCCTTTGTATAGCCTATCAAAGACTTCATTTTGTGTAGTGGTATATGTTCCAGAAAATGGTATATTACATTCAACGATATCACCCGCAGCAACAACAGTTGTACCCAAAACATCAATGTTGACCTGTAACGCAGTGTTCATCATTTGCATGTGAGCATTCCGTATCTGCATAGATTTTTGTGGATTGTGTGGAGTAAATGGGGTTTGAAAAAAATTATCTTGAACACTATTATCAAAATTCTTACCCGTAGTAGGTTGCAAGTATTGTTTTGCTGGATAATCAGCAATATCATCACCCTCTGGGTTAATCGGCAATACATTTGCTAACGGGAAAATAGGTTTGCTCCCAAAACTGTCAACGTGCCTTTCGTTGAAAAAGTTATCAATATAGTTATATGTATAATTCTCATAACTTTTAGAAAAGATGTCATGGACAATCATGTTTGATGCATAAACACCAGCACTGTGATTATAAATTGTATCGGGAGCACTAGATATCGTGTACTCTTCTAGATTCTGTATATTTTTCATAATATCAATAGAACCTTTACCATCAGTTTTTTGTCCAGCTGGGTACTGTGAATAATTTAACATTGGTGTGCTTGAATAAAGGTGACCAAGTGTCCTAAAATTAAACCCACGGAGATTTTCAAAAAACAGATAAGTTGGGTCGCTGTGTTTTTTTGATAGGGCTCTACTCTCAGCAATAGAGATCACACTGAAGGGATCAATGTTTGGTGCAATTATTTTTTTTGACTCCGCGCTTGGTTCTTTGTAAAATGTTTTATGACTGTCCAAGTCTTTTCTTAACATTCTTTCAACAATGTCTGAATAACTACCCGTGAGGGTTCGATTTACTACAGACCGTTGGTTCATTGCAAATTCTCTAGAGCAGAATGACAATATAGAAACTTGTGAGCCACCGCTAGTAGGTTCTCTCAAGTCCAAAGAGGTAACTATAAATGCATTTTCTGAGTAATCAATGATGCGGTCTGGTTCTCCTACTGTCGGAGTTTTGATTTTAAGTTTAAGATACTCTTGACCAATAATGGGGCCAGTTGATGCTAGACTCATTGCATCCTGTATTACAATTTGTCCCGTCAATGTGTATTGAAAGATATCTTCAAAAAGTGTGAGATTTATAATGGAGGCCTTTAACCCTACAACCCTACCTGTTGAAAGAACAAGGTCCGCTTGAACGAGTTCGAACTCACCACCACGGACAAGACCTTTAGATAATTCAGCCAATTATTTAATTCCTTATCAAATTTTCAAATTCTTCTATGAACTGCTCTAGATATGCTGGTTCTAACATTCGTATTCTCCTGAGCGTGTCCTGTTTTTCTTCTTCATATTCTCTGTTTGTGATCAGCGTTGCACTAGAAATTGTATCACCATTTTCATCTAGATTGCTAGTGCCGATATTGATTTTGACACTGGTATCACCTGATACCTGATTGATCTCGTAGTGATGCACTCCATCTACATTGTCATATCGCTCAGCAAGGTGTGCAAGAAACTGTCGAGTGTTCATTGGCCACTGGTGATATCTGTCCGTGATGTTATTGACCAACAGAATAACCCAATGATACGTTGCATCACCATAATACTTGTGTGCAATCGACTCTGGTGTTTCACCGTTGGCAATATCATAGGTGTCAAACAAGGATGCTTGAGTGCTTGCTTTAGAATGAATTGCAACACGTTTAAGTAAATGTGTGACTAACTTAAAATCACCATTACCAACAGAATCATATACTAAGAGAGGAAACTGTGAAAAATACATATTAGAAACCCTGTTCTATTCTAGACCTATCCATTGTCTCAATTTCTTTGAATGACAAAGACAAAACAACCTTACTTGGAGGCGCGCCTTCCGGTCCAGATGGACTACTGAGTGGTTCATGTGTGATGAAATTATCACCACCATAAGTAACATCAGCACTCTCTAAATAACATCTTCCTATTTTATTAAGAAAGGTATTCTGTTTGTCAATGTGCATGTAGTCGATTTGAAACTGGTCGGGAAAACTTAATTCTCTTACTGAGCCACTCATCCTAAATGAAGGAGTCATTGCTCGTTTGAATTCTTTAACTATGTCATATATTGCATAGGTTTCAGCTTTATTTTTAGGTATCATGGTAAACTGGAACTCAAAACTTCTTTTACCGATACCCTGAAACATAACTTCCATTCTGGGTGCAATGATCGTACCACGTTCTATTGCAATTAAATCTTTTGCGCCAGGAAGAATTCCATCTAATGCTTTAATACCCATCTGTGTCGCAGCTGTTCCTAAATTATTTGCCTGTGATCTGAGCGCTTCACCGGCGGCCGCACCTGCTTGTATTTGTTTTATTACACCCCTTATGGCTTCTGACATAACACCAATTTCTGATTCTTGAAAGTCCATATTATACTTTGCATTAACACTCGCAGGCATGTACAACGCGATTGTTCTTTTACTCTGTGTAATATTGTCATTGGCAAGCAGGATTGATGTGTTCTCCTTATTGGCCTTTTCAAGCAGCCGGGTCGCCTTGTCAGCGCGCTCACCGTCGGCCCTGTTTTGTGCTTTTTGATCTACAACTTGGCCACCACCGCTGCCGGGTGAACCTGCTTGTTTCATTTTAACAGGTTTAATTTTTGCTGGCGTCATAGAGTAAGTAGTAAAAAGCATATAATTTGCAAATCTAGGATTATTCCCAACGTCCATTGGATATGACAAGATTGACCTCTCGGTATCCATATCAGTTACACCATGCGCGTTGTTACTTGGGGGAGGCGGATTTTGTTGACGGATTCGCCCAGTAGAGAAAGCACTAACTGGTTGAAATTTTGAACTTAATGCCATGTCTAAATATCCTTATACACTGATGGAACTATTTATAACGAATGTCATACAAAGGTCGATACACACCAAGGAAACCCGAAAAATATAAGGGTGATCCACGGAACATAATTTATCGTTCTCTCTGGGAACGTAAGTTTATGGTATACTGTGACAACAGCGCATCCATAATTGAGTGGGGTAGTGAAGAGATCATTATACCATATTTATCACCCAAGGATGGTCGTATGCATAGATACTTTCCAGATTTCTACATCAAGGTCAAACAGGCTGATGGTGGAATCAAGAAGATGATTATAGAGGTGAAGCCCAAGGTACAGTGCAAACCACCCAAGGAACCCAAGAGACGCACCAGACGATGGATGAATGAGGTTATAACCTATGGTGTAAACGATGCAAAGTGGCGATATGCTACAGAATGGTGTGCAGATAATGGTATGGAGTTTAAGATATTAACGGAAGATCATCTGGGTATTTCGTATAAATAATAACATGGCTGATATGCTCATTACACAAATTAGAAAAATGGCTTTGCAATACCTAGCAGATGAGGCTTGGGATGCGGGCATGTTGCGTGAAAGAGATGATACAAGAATTTCTATGCAAACACCATCGCCAGCGTGGTATAGGGATCAAATTAAAAAACTTGCTACTCCTACACCAGAAGACTTAACAGCGTCAGGAGACACGCACGTTAAAAATCAAGGCCCATTTTACGGTGAAATGAATATGTTTATATATGATGCAAAATACAAAAAGACCCTTCCTTACTATGACAGGTTTCCGTTGGTGATTCCAATTCTTGATCGAAGCTTTAATTATAATCCCAAAACAGAATTTATAGGGATTAATTTTCATTATTTACCTATACCATTTAGATTAAAATTGGTAAATGATTTGGTAAATATATACGCGAGGGGAACAGAAATTGATGACATGGGTCGAGAAAGTTTCACTGAAAATACAAAAATTGTGATTACTAATTTTGCGAGTTTGTTGAGTAAAGTTAAGGCAACAAAACCCTGTGTAAAACATTATCTTAATTCTAATATACGAAGCAGGATTAGACGAATTAAAGCATCAGAATTTGTTATTGCTTCACTTTTACCTGTTGAAAGTTTTGTTCAACAAAATTCTGAAATGTCCCCCACAGCTGTGTGGAATGATTCATTAAAAACGATGAGGGCACAATAATGGCATCCGTAACAGAAACTTTTGACGAAGTAAATGCATTTGCAACTATGCAACAAGGTCTTGCTGAACTTAGAGCAGGGGGTACTGCACTTGCAAGTCACTATGAGGTTATGATATTTCCACCTGCCCTACATCCAGCGACACAGGACGAGAAGCGAAGTATTTCTATGCGTTGTGAATCTGTTGCAATGCCTGGAATGAACCTTGCTAGTTCACCAGACGTAAATATGTACGCGGTGCAACAAGAAGTTGTTGATGGAGTGACCTTCTCTGGTAGTACTAACATGGTGTTTACAGCAAGTCAAAACTTCAGTGAGAGAAAGTTTTTCGAACAATGGCAGGGCCTTGCTTGGAAAAGAAACTCATGGAACATTGGTTATTATGATGACTATGTGGGTTCTGCTGAAATATATTTGTTAGACAGATCACACAAAAAAGTATTTGGTGTCAAACTGTTTGATGTTTTTCCAAAGGAAATTAACGGAACTGATCTAAGTTACGCACCAGCGTCAGGAGCAGGACTTAAACTAACTGTCCAAATGCAATACAAATATTGGGACGCATTGTCAATCGAAAGACAAATTGGCACTAACCCTAGTCATGCTCAGGAAGTGGCTAGCGGTACGACTGCGGCTCAACCGGGCAGTTTACCAACGACTGGATTCGAAGGATTCTAAAACACACATAATATGATAAAGGATGAATAAATTATGGCACTACCTAAACTAACTACACCAGAGTACACTCTAACAGTACCATCAACACAGGAAGAGATTAAGTTTCGAGCATTCTTGGTCAAAGAACAAAAAGTTCTAATGATTGCTCAAGAGTCAAACGACGAAAAAATGGTTGCAAATGCTTTAAGTTCCCTAGTTTCTACTTGCACTTATGGCAAAGTTGATGCAGATAAGAACCCTATGTTTGACATTGAGTATATCTTTCTTCAGATCAGAGCAAAGTCTGTTGGTGCTAAAGTAACTTTAAATGTATATTGTCCTGACGATAATGTAACGACAACTGAAATTGAAGTGGACCTTGAAAGTATTCAAGTGCAAACAAATGTTGAACATTCTGATACAATCAAGCTGACGGATGACATTAAAGTTGTTTTGAACCCACCTCGACTTTCTGATGTTGCAGGGCTTGATTTGATGGACTCTGAGTTTGAAAAAATGACACAATTGGTTAAACGGTGTATCTCATCAGTTGAGACTAACGATGAAACTATAAATCGCATTGATATGACTTCAGAAGAAATTGACGAATTCATCAACTCCTTCAGTGGAAAACAACTAGAGGATGTGGTAAATTTCTTTGAAACTATGCCGAAGGTTCGTCATATTGTTGAGGTTACCAACCCTGTCACGAAAGTAAAGGGTGAAATACTATTGGAGGGAATTGAAAGTTTTTTAGAATAGCCCTTTCCAATGATACAGTGCAAAACTATTATAAGGTTAATTTTGACTTAGTAACACACCATAAATATAGTTTAACTGAACTAGAAAATATGATGCCATGGGAGAGGGATGTTTACATAGGACTTTTATCTAATCACATAAAAGAAGAAAACGAAAGAATAAAACAACAACAAATGAGAGGATAGTCAAATGGGCGAAGAAGAAATTAAAGCATCAGGTCACCATCCAGCAGATACGAATGGTGACGGTAAAGTTAGTCCTGATGAACAACAGATGTATCTGGAGTTCAAACGTAAGGAACTTGAGGATGCAGACGCAATGCGTGACGCACAACGTACAATGGCATGGTACTCACTTGGTGGTATGTTGTTGTATCCTATTATCGTAGTTCTTGCAACAGTTTTCAACATGGATCAGGCAGCTAAGATTCTTGGTGACATGGCGGGTGTGTATTTCATCGCAGTTGCCGGTATCGTTGCAGCATTCTTTGGCGCGCAGGCAATCAGCAAACCTAAGAAGTAAGGAATAAGTCATGGCCACTTTAGAGGAAACAAATAAAAATTTAGGTGCTCTGGTTCTCGTTACAGAAAAACTCTTAGAATCGCGTGAGGAAGAAAAGAAAGACGCATCTTTTTTTGATGTACCCTCTCCTAGTGGTGAACCCGGCGGCATGGTGGACTCTGAGGGTAATAAATTAGTCCTATCAAAATCAGGAAATTTAATGCAGGCTGGTGCTGATGGTAAAGCAACAGTCATATCTCCTGTTGGTGAAACTCGTAAAATACCGAACATTCCGAGCATGGCACTTCCTAGAATGGGAGATGCGGGTAGAGCGGGTCAAGCTGAGGATGAAGCAGAAGGAACTACTGAACCTGATGAGGAGAAGAGAAATTCCCTGTTAAAAAAGATGGTAGGGTTTCTTGGTGATCAGGCAAAAGAAAAGGGTAAGATAGCAAAACTGGGGCTGAAGGGATTTTTTGGTACTCTTATATTTGGTGGATTTCTTATCGCACTTGGCCAGTTTCTGCAAAGTGACACTTTCAAGAAAGCAACTGAGTTTATTGATAAAACTCTTATTCCAAAATTAAAAGAGTTTTATGATGCCTTCTTTGGACCAGAAGGTGGATTATTTAAGGGAATAATGACACTATTTGGTGATGAGTCCGGTATTGGTGCGATTGTCGCTGGAATAGCTGGTGTTACAGCATTAATGGGTGTTGCAGCATTAAAGGCGTTATTCTCTCCATTGACGTTAGGTCTAGGTCTTTTCTTTAAGGGAATTAGACTTTTAGGGAGAATGATTCCAAGAGTTCCTGGCACCCCGACACCACCAAAAGTTCCTGGCGCCCCGACACCACCAACAGAACCTGCCGCCCCGACACCACCAAAACCA